GCAGCCGCAACTTTACCCGCAGTCGATGCTGTCACGATACCATTCGGCGCAGAAGAACCTGTGCCTGTGGTAAGCTGCAAGTTGGCAATGCGGCCAAGACGCTCGCCAAGCAGATCGCCAAGAAGTTGCTCCATCGCAAAGATGCTGTCGTCAGCAAGCTCTTTCGAAACACGCAGCCATTCGGTGTTGAACGCAAACGCGGAAAGCGTCTTTTCACCGAACGTGACATCCTTGCCGCCGTCGTCAACAAGCGTGACAGCCTCGCCGGACGATGCGACGGCAGTGACCGCAGTATCGTTGACCGTCGGCATTGTCAGCGTTCCGCCGCCGTTAGTTGTCAGCACTGTGCCGACATCTTCGGAGTACATTGGACCCCAAGCTGCCATTGAACGAACAAGGATGTTCAGCAACTCAGTCGGCACTGTGTACCCGCCAGCCGCGTCTGCGGTTGTCTGTGCGCGAAGTTCAACATTCTTGTAACCAGCGTTAAGAACCGAACGGGCCTCTGTGGACATCTCACCCTTTTGGCCTTGTGCGCGCAAATACTGGTGGAACGCTGTGCGGTAATCAATATCACCGCCAGTTGTGACTTCGACAGGGTCCATACCGGGACGGCGGTTTTCACGGCGCGAACGCTCGTCAGCTTCATTTGCGGACGCCATGCGCTTCTCATGGGCTTCCAGCTTTTCCATGCGCTCGGTGCGTGCTTCAATTTGCGACATCTCGTCAAGCGCGCGGTCAACAGATTGCTCTGCTTCGGTGCGCTGCTCTGGCGTCGCTTTGTCGCTAATGCCATCAAGCATCGAACGGGCCTCGGTCAGCGTGCGTGCTGCCTGTTCCCGCAGTTCTTTCAAAGTAGCCATTTCGGCCTCCATCTATGGGACGGGACGCCTCACGGCGTTCCTAAAATGACCTTGCCCAAGGGCCTAAAGGGGCAAACAACGGGAACCGCTGTTATCGTATCAACTTACGCTTTAGCCTAAGCCGAAATTCTTGTGCGCTTTCTGACACTTTACGCGAAGATGCTAAACTACGCAATGCAATCTCTGTTCCGTCATATGCAGGGCGTGTAACGATAGAAACATCATCAAGCGCGGCCCGCTTAATGCGACGCAACGGCAAGTCGCCGCTTTCGTCCCACTCCTGCACCTCTGGATAAAACGCGAATGACATCTTGTCCAAGTCGCCGCGCTTCATTTTGCCAGAAATAGCCCGCACATCAGGATCGTCTTTATCAAGACGCGCACTGATCTTTAGGCCGTGATCGTCCTGTGAAAGCGTCAATGTGCCTGACTTTGTGCGCGCAAGCGGCAACCCGTCATGGTTAATCAAAAACACAACGTCATCACGCCCGATTGCATCAGTGAATGCGCCGCGCTCAATAACCTCGCGGAACATGCCGCCAATGTTTGTCTCTTCCCCAAAGACAGCGGCGTAACCCTCGACAAGAATGCCGTCGTCGCCTTGAGTTATTTCTGCGGGAATGCCGCCCCGAATTTCACGCGTCATCTGTAGGCACCTCGCCAGATTGTGTAATTGGCACCGTAGCGCCCTGAATAAATAGGCTGTCGCCGCCGTCCATCGCCGGGCGGTTGTCTGCGGCCCGTGCCTCGTTTGGTGTTAGCTGGCCTGTCTGAATTGCCATGCTGTTGCCGTTCATGCGCGCCTGATAATCGCCGCGCAACAATCCATCCATGTTAAACTCTGCAAACCGCTTGGCGCCACGGCCAAAAATCTTTAGGTTCAGTTCAGCCTCAAACTGCTCAACCCAGCGTTTCAGCGTGTGCTTAACTAGGTGCAAATCCTGCTGCTCTGAATTGCTAAATGTTGCCCGCGATAAGTCCTGCAAGAAAGTAGGCGGCAAGCTGTAAATCCGCGCAATCTCAATTACTGAAAACTCTTGCGCCTGAACAAGCTGCATTTTTTCTGGATCAGAAGAAAGCGGCTTCAACTCATGACCGAGCGGAATCGCCAGAACGTTCCCGCCTTCTTTCGCGGCCTTCTTTGTAGCTTCTGCAATGTCAGCACTTGCCCGCATTGCTGCCTTGCCGCCGCCGAATGGTCCAGTCAAAGCAAAGGCAGGAAGCCCACCGTTCTTAAACAACTTGGACCCGTATTCATTAGCATTCACTGCCTTGCCAATAGCAACGGCGCATTGCCGCAACGGGCTGCGATGCGTTATCATGTCGCTTTTCAGCATAAACGTCAGGTCAAGAACGTCGCTTTGATCGTAATAAACTTTCCGGCCAGCACCCTCTGACGAATAAATCTTGCGCCCGTTTGCGTCGCGCTTAACCGTGACATTCGGGATCGGGTAAATGTTTGCAACTCGGCCAAGATCGTCGCGCTCGATATAGCTGACCCCACGGCCCTCTGACAGCACGGCAACAAACGTATCAAAGCGCCACTGGAATGACGACAGGCTGTCATTTACCGCGCCATGCAGAACGCTAACGACAGGATTTGCGCCCGTGTCCTTTACCTTAACCTTTTCGCCGCTGCCTTTATGTTCGTAAACATGCAACGGCAGCCCGGCGATGGTTCCTGAAATGAAATTGATTGCAGCCCAGACAGCGGGGACGCCCATCGCGTCCTCCATAGACACGCTGGCCTCGGTCTTTACGCCGAAAATCTCAAGAAAGTTTGGCGCGGATTGCGGCACGGATATTTCGCGCGCTTCCGGCTTTTCTTTGCGGCTGAATATGCCCAATGCGAATTTCCCGTTTGCAGCTTTGATAACTTATAGCACATCTTTGCAAAGATGCAAACCCATAGAGCCTATGCAACAAAAAACGCCATCCCGCGAAGGATGGCGTTAAAATCACAAGTTAAAATGGTCCCGCGTAAGCCTTCCGTCTTTCATGACAACCTTTAATTGCTTTACAATCCGACCATCCCTGAAATCACGGTAAGCCTTGAATGTCAGGGCGGCAACTAGCGCAGCGCTCATCTTTTCACGCGATGCCTTATTCTCAATAAGCCTATCGCGAAGCGTCATGACTGATGTGCTTACCGATCTTTCTGTGGGAGAACACAATTCTGTAAAAAACTGACTTACAACTTGACGATCCCCTCTTTTACATGCGGCCACATAAAGCGGGCCAAATGACATAGAAGTCATGTGTCGCTTGATCCAGCCGTTGCTTGCCATAAAAAACGCGGCCTCTGCAATTTCTGGATTTTTTTCGTATACGACCAATGCCTCTTGGTTTGTGATCTTTTTGGGGCCTCCTAAATTGCCGGGGTGTCCTGTTTTCAGATAATAGTAATATGATGATGTGATTGCAGCGGCAACATTTACATTTTTGTAACCCTTAATACCGAGAATGTCCGCAACCCCTCTTTTTTTGCCAGTATCCATTGTCTTAAATGCCCCATCATGAAGACCACGAATGACAATTGCCTCAATCGTCACACCAGACTTCACTACAGCATTAAGTCTATGCTGCCCGTCAAGAAGTCTGCCGCATTCAGAAAATCTAACTGGCGATCCGTCATTTTCCCACTTACCGACACTCATATCTAACGCGTATCTTTCGCAAACGCCCTGATCTAACGGCCTATTGTCAGTGTTAAACTTAAGCATCTTTTCAGCTACTTTAGGAGTTATAGTCTCAATAGTAATATCCATTTTGGTTTCCCTTTGGTTGCTTGTGGTTCGTTTAATTGCTTATAACCTTAACGCGCGAATTGCGTCAAGCCCCTATAGCACATCAAGCGTAAATTCTTCATCATCCCAAGGCGACGTTTCTGCACCGCTTGTGCGTGCCGTTGCGGCTCCTACTGCCATCGCAAGCGCAACCGCCATATCAATCCGCCCCGTTGCCTTGTGCTTTGTAAACCTGCGCAGATCGGCTGGTGACGTGTCAAACGTAGCAGACGCCACGGCAGTTTGCAGCGCAGGGTTCACATGCACCCTAATACGCCCCTCCATGATCAAAGTTTCCAACTCATCAACGCTACCAGGCATCCATAATTGGATTTCTTCGCCGTCTGCCGTTGTCCTTTTGCGCTTATTCCAGCCCTGCGGATGGTCCAGCATGGGCAAGTTTGCGCCCATATCATCCAATACAGCCTCAAAATCAGCTATCAGAAAGTTATCATATGCCACAAAATCCAGTTCGAAGCGGTCAGAATCGTCAATTAAATCCTGCGCAACGAAGTCCAGACGTGTCTTTTTCCCCGGCGTTGCAGTCAAAAACCCAGCCTCAACCCACAGGTCATAGGGCGCACCGTCACGCTCGGCCCTTGCTCGCAGTGTTTCCTCTGGTGTGTAGCCATGAACGAACGCCGCGAACTTGGGCTTGCCATCATCCGCAAATCCATCATTGAAAATCAGCGCCTTTGCGGTCAAGTCTGTCTTCGCAGAAAGGTCCAGCCCCGCATAGCAAACTTCCCCGGCAAAGTCAGCAATGTTTAGGCTTGCGTCCTCTACAGTTGACCACATGGCGCGGCTAATCCATGCACTTTCCGCGTCAGTCCATTGGCAGAAGTGCAACCGCCGAATACCGTTAGCCTTTGCCGCGATGTCCTTGGCCTGCTTTACCTGCAAAGCCAAATAGTCGTGCGTGATCGTAACTCCAAGCAGGGGGTTGGCCTTGATCCAGCATGACGGATCTTCAAATGGATCATCATCCAGGTCAAGGCTGCAAACATAGCTGAAAGTAGTGTCGTCATCCGTATCCTGCGCCGCAACCTTGACAGCGTGTTTCCGCTCCATCCAACAGATACTCTGACGATCAGACCCGCTGTTTGTAATCATGATAAGCAATGGCTGCTCGCGGAACTTGAACCCATGCTCAAGGATTTCAATCACGCCGCCATCAGGG